AGGGTCTTGAGTCTGGACAGACCTTTTAAATACCACTTTTTCACGCATCATGGGAATACTATTCTTCTGTATGGGTTCACTAATAACTTAACCTCGCTCAACAAATCAGGCTTAGAATTAGCCTCTCTGTATTCATAGTAATGGTAGGCTTGACGATAGATTGCTTGTTTAATTGCATCATTCACCAAACTTGCGTTGGTAACATAAGTAATATTAATATCTTTTCCACCTTCTTTAAGCAAATCGCCAAATAAAGTATATCCTGCTGTGCTAATTGAAGTAATAGGCCCATAAGGCAACTTATAGTTCTTAGGCAAGTGCAAGGCAATCAAGTTTATTGTCCTTACACCCAAAGACTTCTGCATATACTGCTCGATGTTCTGTCTAGCTGACTTTAGAAACAATGCAATCAAGTTATCATCAGTATCAAAGTCAATTCTAGCGTAGTCCTTAAAGTCCTCTAAGTCGTAAGGCTCGACATAGCTTGACTCACTTGTGAATCTTACCTGAAGTCCTGTTGCACCTAAGTATTCATATACTGGCAGTATATCGCCAAGCATATCTTCGTTGTATTCATATCCTGCCATGACTCAAAGATAATAAAAAAGCCTTGGAAAATATCCAAGGCTCTTATTCTAAACTATTGACTTCTAATTAGGAAGCCAAAGTTACCTTAATGAACGCATTGTCATAGAACACTGGAAGTGCAACTCTCTCCTCAACACGAACCAAGATTACGTTCTTCTCAGCATCATCAGAGTTCTGATCGAAGAATCTAATTCTTGGAGCCTGGCGAGTCAACAACTGAGCTTGGTTCCAATCACCAACGATACCAGTTCCTTGAGAAAGGTAAGAGTTAGAGAATACAGGGATACCAACAACATTAAGTTGACCAGTCAAAGGATTAACAGTCACAACACCTGGGAAGTCATACTCACCAGAACCAGCAGCCTTACCCAACAAGATGTTTACATAATCTTGGTTGCTCAACACGATTCCAGTTGGAGTGTGTAGGTTGTTCTTCAACTGACGCAAAGCAGCATCAATCAAGATTTCGATGCTTACAGTCTTAGATCCGTTGTAGTTCTCAGAGTTAGCAGCATCAAGAAGCAAACCTTGGATAAAGGTATCTTCCTTCTTCAACAATTCAGCACGACCTTTGTTCTGCAAGAAAGCAGTCATCCAAGCCAAATCTTCAATCATAGAAATTGGAACTCCTTTGATAAGACCTGCAATCCACTCGGCATCAGCCTGGTAGGTAGTCATCTTAGGCTCAATCTCAGGCTTAGAACCGTCTCCATAAGCCCAAGTGTTTGCTCCACCAGTGGTAGCAGTTTCTTTAGGATACTTAACGAACTCACCAGACATTGTTCCACCAGGAAGTACATTTCTGTAATGGAATGACTCGTAAGGCAACAAGATTGGGTCTCTGAAGTCAGTTACGAAAGGCTCATAACCAGTGAAGTCAGAATAGTTGAAATCCTTCATGGTCAATTCCATACCTTTTCCAGACTTCACATTCTTAACCATCTCAGCGTGGTTAGACTTCAAAGTCTCATGCAAAGACCATCCGAAGTTCTTACGCTCAACTTTAGCAGCAGACTTCTCAGTCATGTCTGCAAGTGCCTTGTCCATTTCCTTCTGGATGTCAGCATGCTTAGCCTGCATATCAGCAGTAAGCTTGTCCATTGCGTCTTTAACTTTTCCGTCAAATCCAGCAACGTCTTTTTCTCTCTCAGTAGAGAAGTTTTTCTTTAGGGTTTGTAGCTCTTCAGCTAGGAAGTCCTGAACTTCCTTAATTTGCAATTCTGCCATGATTTCTAAATGTAGATTTAAGTGATTCAATTAATTTATTACTATCCAAATCGGCTTTAACCTCTTCTAAAGTAGCAGGAGCTGGCTTTAAAACTTCGTAAAGTGATTTAAGTCTTTCTTCTAGTTTGACAAGTGTCTCATCCGTAGCGTCAGATGTCTTTACAAACTTCTCAAGTCTGTCAAGGTATTCGAACGCATCGTTCTCAGATTTCAAGTCAATAAATGTAGTCTCAGGATTGGCTCCTAAGAACTGTACTGCTGATCCTTCGTACATAATTACTTCCTTAATGACATTAGCTTTTCTACCTTGATCAAAGTACTGCTTGTCTTTAGGAACAGCAAATCCAAAGCTATGCTGGTTAATAAGTCCTGACTCTACCATTTTCATGAAGTCAACACCCAAGCTATGAGTACCAATCTTAGCCTCATATCTCAAACCCTTCATATCCTCCTCTAGGTTGGTAATAAGAGCAACAGATTTCTTTGCGTCATGGTCAAGTAAATACTTGATTAGCTTCTTACCATTAGGTCCACGCTCCTGGATTGTCTTAGCAAATGATCCTCTCTCGATTACATCGCCATCCAAATCCTTGTTACCAAACATTGCAAAATAGCCAGAAACAATTCCTTGCTTCATGTCCATATCTTGAAATCCTTGATTTAAACCTTTAGTTAGAAAACCCATATTGCTCTGTTCTTTTATTTCACCTAATTCTCTCAGTTTACTTCTGCTCCACGATAGTGCAGCCTTTCCTCCCCATGCATCGTACATCAATAGTCCGCATCCATCGTCATAAGAGCTAGAAGCTTCTAAATCAACTTCATGTCTACTCAGATAGCTATACATCCGTTTGATTGTATCTACTGACAATGGCTCGCCTTTTGCAAGCTGATTTGCTCTCTGCTTCCCAACATCCGTGCCACATGGCCCCCATCCGTTCTCCTGAACATATTTAAGAACCCTTTTAGCGTTATTTCTAACTGCTTCAGGATAATCTGAATAGCTCTTCTGCTGAATAGATGTCAAATCGCAATCCTGATTCATACACAAAGATTGAAAAAAACTATTAAAGATACAAACTCATAGAAGGTGACTAATATTTCTTCTTGTATCCTGACCACTCTCAAAGCGATAATAGTGGAACAAGTATATACCTTTAGCGATACCAATCCTGAGTCTATGCTTCATTACTTGCTTGCAGAAATGGTAGTCAAAGAAATGTCCTTTGATCTGAATGCCTCCTTCAGGAAATCCTCCTACCTGCAACCATGTCTTCTTGCTAAACAGCATAAATAACCCTCCAATTACTTGGTTAAAGAACAGAACATTACTTCCATGCTCGTTGTATAAGTCAACTGCAATCTTTCTATGATTCATGATATCTGAGTCATCGGACTTTTGTCCACCAACTAACTGATAGTGCAAGCCAAGCCTGTTAGTCATGCAACCAATCAAGTCAAAGTCTCCTCGCTGTGCTATCTCCTCGCACTGCTGGTATATCTTCTCGTGATACATCGGTAGCGTATCTATGTCTCGTAGACAAATCCAATCATCGTCAGGCAATCCACGAATCAAATCGTTTATTGCCTTGCCTATGTTCTTGTCTGACCTACCAGGAGTTATGTGATGCACCTGAACGCTCTTCTTAACATCTACCTTACCCTTGTGCTGATTTATCGTAACGAAGGTTGCCATAACATTATGTGGCTTGATGGTTTCAGGTTTCAGCATACACCAATGCATTACATACGGGAATGCTAACTCATCCCTGCTCGTGTAGTTCTGGACTATGTGCCAAACTCCATCCATCAGCCTATTCTGATTTGCATCCCGATTCGACCGCACAAAAAAGTTAGTCTCTAGCAATCCTGCCTTATCCTTGTACCTATTCTCCAAGTAAAACCTAAACTGCCTCTTAACCTGATCCTCGTTTACCTTGCCTTCCTTCACCAACTCCTTCGCTCTAGTGTAGACATCCACATGGGCTCTATGTTGAAACCATATCGGAAAACTAGGTGGCTCATGTACAAATGAAATATTCGCATCTGCATAGCAGACCAAATCGTATTCACTTAGATACAAATGTGATAGAAGCTTGTACTTCCTAGACTCCTTCTGTATATCTGTAACACCGCTCACAACTCTTATCTGCCATCCATCAACCTTTAGCTCTGCGTTATCTGTAAATAACACAAAGTCCCACCCCTTAAACTTAGGGGCAGGACTGACATCATCATAGTCTCCGAACAAGACCGTATATATTACTTTCATCTTATATTTCTCCAAGTTCTCTCCTCGTAAAAGTTGTGGTTCACATTCGAGCTTCCATATCCAAAAATACACTCCTCCTTGTTAGCCATAATCCCAGGGAACTGCTCAGTCAAGTACTTGTCTAGCGTTAACTTTTTATTTTTTAGTCTTGACTTAATTTTATCAGTAGCAAACCAGTAGAACGATCCAGAGTAGTGAAACGGATACGGAACATACGGAGGGCATGGCAGTAGCTTAGCACAAACACCTGCAAACAACTTATCTCCCAACACAGGTTGTGTAGTCAAGTTCTTTCGATACAAGTGCGTTATCCAAATCGTTAACCCAGACCATTGCGGTCTAGTAACTCCCTTGCAATGTGCGTAGAATGTCATTCCACCATTTATCTCTACCAAAGAGTCCAAGAAGTGCGTACACTCGCCATATTTGGCATCGTTCTGCACCACCCTGTACTGACAGTCTTTCGGCAGCATATCCACAATAGGTGCCAAATTATAGTCACCCTTGACGGCTATCTTAACTATCCGCTGACCATCAAACACATTCCAATACTCCTGCAAGAACCTAAGGTTCAATACATGGAAATGGTTTAACGACCCATCGTAGTAAATAAAGTAGATTAAATTTTTTCTAACATCAGAGTCCATGTCGTAGGAGTTGATGGTTTCTCTAATACCTTGTACCCTAGAACATTCCAGAACTCAATCCACTCTGGCTCCTGCTTAATGTTAATATGTCCCCACTCTGCATCGTTAGCAGTAGTATGTGGAGTAGAGCTAAACAATATCATCTTAGGCTCTATAACATCAATCGCATTCTTGATCTCCTGGTCAGTCATGTGTTCAGCAACTTCAATAAACAGCATCATCTCTGCTGCCTTCGGTCTAGCAATAACCTTCAAGTCACTATACTGCTCCTTGCAGTAATCTCTGTGGCTCTTAAACACATCTAGTGCTAGAATCTCAAATCCTTGCTGTCGCATCACCTCACTATACACTCCTGTGCCACATCCGTAGTCAATTACACTACTCGGACTAAACTTCTTGCAGTAGTTAGCTACACTCTTAGCCAAGCCTACAAAAAGCTCATTGTTCATCGTTAGGTTCAGAGTCTCAATCTCTGCCTTCAGAAATTCTTCTTCAGTTATCATCGTGTTTATATTTAATTATGGCATTGCAGAGAGCAGCTTTATAGTCTGCTCAATAATATCCTTGCTATTCATTCCTTCCTTGAATTCAAATGTATAGTCCTTAGCCTTGCACCAGCAACTATACTCCTCACTCAACCTCTGAGCCTTGACGGTTATTATCCCGTCAACGGCATCGAAGTTCTTAGTCAAAATTTTCGTCTTCATCATCATCTTGGATGTCTTGATCTTGTCTCGGCACATTCCTACCACTCGGCACAGTCTCCACATCCAAGTCTCCACCTCTCATGTCTGCTAACGGCATGTAGTTGGTAGGAACCAACACCTGAGTCTCATCGACAATCGTTCCGTATCCTAGTGCTTCTCTAATCTCATCCTGGCTGAACACCATCGCCTGACGCATCCAATGTACCAACTCCTTCTTATCGCCTTCCAATTCAGGATATACATCGGTATCAGACATTACTACCAAGCTGTTATCACCATACCACTGGCGAACCATCTTAGTCCACACATCATCCATCTTTCTCAACAACGGCAACACGCAGTTCGTAATTACCCTTGTATCTCCAGTCTCACTGTTGGCCAATGTTCCCTGCGGAGTCAACAACTGCGATGGATATCCGTAGATGTTCGCAATCTGTCTCTCCAAGTCAGCGTTGAAGTCCAAGATACCCATGTCCACAGGACTCAAGCCTATCTGAACCCACTTCAGGTCAGACGGTGTCACAACAATGTCTCCAGCGTTGTGGGCACCCATGTGGTTCTGTCTAAACGAATCGTTAATCGCAACCGCCTGCTCAGCAGTCAACTCACTCTGATCGCTGTGCCGTGCGTTACCACTCACAATACCACTCGGCCCCATATTCGCAAACAACGACCCCTGAGCTACATCAGCATATCTCTTCTGAGAGATAACATTAACACTCGACCTTAACGGACTCAATCCCCAGAATGTACTCTCATACCCTTGCCACTCAGACACAGGGTTGAAGTACTTGAAGTGAGCAATCTGCTCGTTGGGGATAATATTCTCAAAGTTATATGTAATCGCATATCCTGCCAACGGCTGAGTTCTTTCTCCTGACATCACAGGCTTCACAGTCGGACTCGGAACACTCCACAACTCAATCGGCTGCTTGGCTCTAACTCCTGCACCAGGCACTGACGCATAGACTATCGCATTCCCTGTAATCAACAGATATCCTGCAACTTCTTCTCTCAACTGTCTTCCTGTACTAGTCGGGTTCGGCATATCCATCAACTGCAAGAACGGATGATTCTCCACTGACTCAAATGCCTTCACTCTCAGCTTCGCTAACTCAGTAGCATTCTCCTTGTTCTTCAGATACTTTCTCTTTGCATAATACTTCTCTGCAAATCGCTTGTTCTTAATCTTATACAACATCGGAGTAGCATCCGCACTCTTCTCTACTATCTTAGAAACTACTGACTGAACAACAGGGATAGCTTTATATGCTTTATCAATGTAAATACCATCCTTTGCATCGTAAGGCATCCATACACCCTTGATATACTGCCATTGCAAAGCCACAGGTAAACCTGCATCCTTAGTTCTAAACGCTTTCAGTAGATTCATCTATATCTCACTTTTTTGTAAAAGTACTAATTTTACCTAAATAATTTTCCTTTTATCAATACAAACCCATCACTACGCTTTTTCACCATCAACTCAGTCAATCCCCATACCAACGCATCCACTCTATCGGGTGACTTCCCCTTATCAGGATCAAAGGTAACCATCTGACTCTCTAGCAACGGGAACGACCCGACATGGTACACCTGACCCTTCTCATACAACGAATACACAGGCTCCGCTCTCACATACTTACCCTTCGTAGCCGACACTAGCTTAATTCTCGTACTCGACCCCTGTGCCTTCAACACAGCCTCCACCATGTCACCCCCCTGGTTCTTCTCTGCCACAATACAATCCGCATTCCACCTGAACGCAGCGTCGTTTGCAATCTTCGCCCAATGGTTCGGAGAATACTTCCCACTCAAGTCCTCCAACACATACCCAAACCCTTCCTTACACTTACCAACCACTATTATCCCCGTCTCATCACTGTTCATGTTTGCAGTCACAGCAGGGTCTAACGCAACCACTATCCGCTTCAAGTTCGGAGCCTCATCAACCCTCGCCTTCCCAAGTATCGCTCTGTTCCACAACATCCCCTCAGCATCATCCAACCATGTCCCCATGAACAAGTGGTCATACCTTGCCCTGTTCTCTCGCTTGGTCTTCTCCGCAGCCTGTATGAACGACTCTGACAGATTTATCTTATTATCCAAGTAAGTCGTATGGATGTAAGTCGTATCCTTCCTATTGTTCTTTACAAAGTCATTATATATCCAATGACTCTTGTACGATGGGTTCATTACCAATATAACCCTGTTGTAGTTATCCTTAGCTCTGATACTCAAGTCAACCTTATCAAATATCTCAGGGTCTGTCAATTCCTCCGCCTCATCCACTACCCATGTCGACAAACCAGCAATCGACTTCAGATTTGCCGTGTTTACTCCCGAGCTTGTTTTTATTCCACGGAATAGAATTTTAGAACCTGTTAGCTTATTTATAATCTCACTCTGAGTCACATCAAAGTCATTCATCTTGCCCATTATCTCAATCTTATCCAAGAACTCTGGAATAATCGAAATAAACGCAGATACCAAGGTGTATCTAGTGAAAAGAATCACATGCCCCTTCTCATAGGTCAAGTTCAGCAGAAACAGAGCCAATGTCCACGATTTCCCCGATCCCCTGCCTCCAGTAATCAAATAGTACCTCGTGTCAGGCTCCTCATAGAATAAAGGCTTGTAGTCGTCTAAAAGTTGAATCATAAGTAAATTAATTAATTCGGGATTTTCATTTTTCGTTTGATTCCTGTACACTCAGAAACATACCCCCCCATGGGTAAATTAATTAATTGGGGAAATCCATTTTCCAACCGGCACCGGTACACTCACAACAATACCCTCTCCCTATGTAACATATTGATACATATCTATTTAGGTGTTGTCCTGGTGATCCTGGTGATCCAACACCAGGTAATCCAAGTCCTGGTGATCTTCGCTTACTATCTGTGCATCTTGGATTTCTATTCCTTTGCTTATCCAATGAATGGGAGGGGCTACCTTTTCGCCATTGCTAGTAATATCTATTTGCTGCTTAGGTAGTCCTAGTCTATATGCCAGCCACAATTTCAAGGCCTGGGTATCGCCGTCCTCACACTTTCGCAATAACGCGGCCCATATCTTTTCGGGTACGGCTATCGCATCCATTTGCTCAATGATCTTTATTTCTTGGACTTTTGGTTTACGGCCAGCACCTGGCCTTGGTCCTCCATTTTTCCCCATATCGCTACAAAGTATTGTACAACTGAAAAAAACTGTTTAATCAGTCCTTAAAGGTAAAGTAAAAAAAATATACTTATTCAATAAAAATACTTTACAATTTACTTGCAATTAATTACAACACTTTGTAATATTGTGTGAACATAAACAAAAAACACAATGAAAAACTACAGATTAACCTACAAAAAATGGGATAAAGGCCTTGAATTAAAGGTAATTTTTACCACAATTATACAAGCTAAAAGCATCAAAGGTGCAGTAATAAGATCTAAAAAATTAGCACCGTTCCAATGGGATTCAAGGGATATTATAAGCTTGGAGGACGAATGGAATTTAAAACTAGATCGAATTGAATTTAACTACTGAAAAAATGAGAAAGACAGAAAGAAACGCAAATTTGTTAGCAATATCCTTTGTTGGATTGGTTGCAATATTGTTCACCTTATTAATTTATTAAGCTATGAAAAAAACACTGAAAGTACTTGGACTTATTATTTATTCAATTTTGGCCTTTTTGCCTATTTTCTTTTTAGGATACCTTTTAGGCCTTAAACTACTTTAATCACTTAAAAAAACTACAGACATGAAAACAAATAACTTATTAGGCAAAGCAAACGCAAAGCTTATAAAAACAGCGGAAGAATTTAACGTCCAAATATTCAATTTTTCCATACCAGCTGGTAACGATAAAAAAAGCGGGAAAATTACATGCCCATTTGCGGGATCTTGTTTCAAACTTTGTTACGCTAAAAAAGGTAACTACCGTTTCGGCAATGTTCAACGCGGATTAACATACCGTTACGAAACTAGCAAACAGGAAAATTTTGTGGAATTGATGAATAAGGAATTAAGCAAGATTAAAAAGGATAAACAGACCTATATTAGAATTCATGACAGCGGGGATTTTTATAGCCCGTCCTATTTTCAGAAATGGCTACAAATAGCCCGCTTGAATCCGTCAATTCGTTTTTATGCCTACACTAAAAGCCATTCATTCATTCGAGGGATTCAATTGCCAGAAAATTTTGACCTTATTTTTTCCCTGGGATCAACTAAGGACGAATTAATAGACCAGGAGAAAGAAAGACACAGCAAGATTTTTTATTCAAGCGAAGAAATGGAGGAACAAGGCTATACAGATTCTTCTTATTTCGATCTTTTGGCTACGAAATGGCATACAGCAAACAATAAAATAGGCTTGATCATTCACTAAAATAATATGCTAGACCTATTCGAATATCCCGAAAAACAGCCCGCTAATTTGCGGGCTTTATTGCTTGAATACATTGCAAAGGATCAAAACTATCAAAACTTAATACAGCTTGAAATTGACTTGTTAAAAATCGGTTATTCGATTCAATACGGATTGGATTGCGTAGCCTATAATTTACAGAAAGTAGGGCCTAATTAAGCCCTATTTTTTTGTTTCTTATATACGTCCAATTTATAGCCTATTTTTAGCCCGTTTAAGACCTTTAAATTTTCAAGTATGTAAGGATACCAAAAAAAATATATCGTTCAGCTACGGGCTTAAAAATAGCCTTGTTTGCCTTGCTACTATGTGGCCTTGCTATGCCATACAGTCCGCCAACCTACATAGGTACGGAATGGGCATGCCAGTACACCCCATAGTGTAAAACATGGCGGTTTGACCCATAGTGTAAAACATGGCGGAAAAATAGGCCTAGTGGAAAACAAAACCAGGTTGACCCCCTAGTGGAAAATAGAACCAGTTCGACCCCCTGGTGGAAAATAAAATTTGTCTGGGGTGTTAGTGTAAAATAAAACCAAAAATGTCTAAGAAATGTCTACAACTTTTGCAGTCGCAATTTGCGACCGTATAAAGTGGGTAGTGAAACTAACCAACTGAAAACCCATAGTGTAAAACAAAACCATTTAACCCAGAATATTACCCTTAGTGTAAAACAAAAATAATTTTTACAATTCCCTTGCATTTGTTGTGCAGACTCTTGTACATTTGCTTCATAATCACTTAAACACATACACATGTTAACAGATCACCACTTTATTCTTGAGCAGTCGGGCTTTAGCCTGGAGCTTGAATCCTTCGCCAACGAAGGCATCGTACTTGACCTTTACTTCGGTAACGGAAAGTCTCTCACCCTGGAGCTATACGACGAACTAAACGAGCGGTTTACAGACCACTATCGGGTCGTATGTGCCACCCTAGATCCTTTTATTGTTGAACAGTTAGAAGCCAATGTACGCCAATGCTTTACGAAATGATGACCGCCACCGAGTACGGAGTACTACGTGGCTTTACCGAAAAATCTACACGTGTTCACCAGATTATCCGCTCTGGAGTCTGGCCTGAAGAATGGGTGTATCCGCCTAGAAAGCTAGGCAATCAATGGGTAGTTTTTGTTAGTTCAACCTGGATCGGCAATGGTAGAGGATAGAATCAACGAATGGATACTAGAGAACTTCGGCGAAGTACCGCATAGTGAAAAAATAGAGATTCTGAAGACCTTCGAGATGTATTGGGATGAGATTAGTTACCGATACGCTGAAATGAAAACACTAGAAAAATATAAACACTTAAAACCATGAGAATTCAAGACGAGAATCCGATTATTGACGCTCTTTTAGAGCAAGGTTATCACATCGAAGAAGTACGGGATATTATTGTCCACATACACGAGGAAATAAGGATGAGAACTGACATAGAGGAAATTTTTGATATGTACGGCCTAAGCCTTGATCTAATTCACCACCTAAACACAATATAACATGGAACAGATTATTAAATTTCTAGACAGAAACATCGGAGAGCTATACCTGCTAAAGTCGGGACAGGCTTACTTTAACCAGGAGGTAATGTTTAACTACGATAATAAGACCTACTTATGGCAAGGAGACTTTTCTATTGCCTCAGAGATAGTGACTATTGACCAAACCTACTCCTTCAGCTGTCTGGATGACCAATGCGAGGCAGAGCTTACCCATAGGCTAAATTATGTACTTAGGTATGAGATTTTAAATAACTACTAAACACACAAACAACATGAAAGAACTAATTGCAATCCAGTCGGAGCTTAAAGCTCCAAAGAACCAGTTTAATGCCTTTGGCAAGTACAAGTACCGATCTGTGGAGGATATCCTGGAGGCACTCAAGCCATTGCTTCTCAAGTACGAATGCACCTTGACTATCGAGGATGAAGTTAAAGAAGTTGGAGGGATAGTATTTATCGAGTCTACCGCTGCAATCCAGAAGGACATGGAAGGCAGAGCAGTCACAGCCCAGGCAGGCATCGACATCAACCGCAAGGGTATGGATGTGGCTCAGAGTTTTGGTAGCTCCTCCTCCTATGCTCGTAAGTATGCATTGAATGGGCTCTTTTTAATCGACGATACAAAAGATCCAGATTCGACCAACGATCATGGTGGTAAAAAAGAGGAGTTAACTCCAGCCCATGTAAAGTGGCAAGGAGCAAAGGATTCTCTAGCCAATGGCAAGGTATCTATGGAGCAAATTAAGTCGGTTTATATTTTAACAGCACAAAACGAAAAACTTCTATTATCATGAACTTTAAATGCAGAGCAAGTGCCCTTGGTCAGTTGATGACCAACGCACGGAGTAAAACAGAAACTTTGTCTCAAACAACTAAAAGCTACCTAGAGGATTGGTACAAGGAGCAGATTTACGGAATCAAGAAGCAGATCAAGAGTAAGTACATCCAGAAGGGATTGGCATTGGAGGATACGGCTATCGAGTTTTACTCGGTAGCTATGGAGAAGGATTTCATGATTAAGAACCTAGACCACTTTGAGGATGATTTCTTCACAGGTACTCCAGATTGTTTTCACGAGGGTATAGTCTATGACTTTAAAACCTCGTGGGACTGCTTTACTTTCCCTCTGTTTGACGATCAGCCTGACAGTGGGTACTTCTACCAACTTCAGGTTTACATGCACCTAACGGGCCTAAAAAAGGCCAAGTTAGTCTACACGCTTCAGGACACTCCAGAGTTCTTGACTTACGAGGAGCCTGTGAGCTATGCACACGTGGAAAACAAGTACAGAATCAAGCAGTTTGACATCGAGTACGACCCCCAGGTAATTGAGACGGCCAAGGCCAAGGTATTGGAGTGTAGAGAGTATTTAAACAAAATGGGTATATGAAAAAGCAGACAGCAGTACAAAGTTTTTGGGATAACATAGTTTTAAAATTATCATTTGAACAATTAAACGAGTTTATTCCTGAGTTTAATAAAGCCAAAGAGATAGAAAAGCATCAGATTTCAATGTCTCATTTAGAAGGAGCTATGAAGATGCACCATAAAGAATATCAATCTGGAGATCAGTACTACGAAGAAACCTACGGAAAGTTATGACATCACTCACCCAGGAACAGAAAGACGAGATAGCTAGACTATATAAACTTAAAATAATGAATAAGAATATAGCTACTATAATGAATATTAGTAAACACCTAGTAAATAATTATATATACAAGGACTATCTGCTGACCAACGAGAGAGCCAAGAACACCTGCTCCCACATGAACTACGCAGATGAGGTGCTTGAACTATATAAGAAAGGTTATCCATATAAAGATATTATGCTAATGACTGGTGTAAAATACCATCACCTATGTGAAATCCTAAAGCTAACCAACGAGAGGAGAGTCAAGTCCCTTAGTATAAAAATAGTTAGACAAATAGAGCGTATGGTAGAGGAAAAATGGAGGACTTGTGACATAGCTAAAGAGCTGAATTTGGAGTACAACAGAGTCTCTCACTGGGTGCGAAAAGCCAAGAGAGAGGGTGTACACTAGTTTACACTAAGTGTACACCTAAGTGTAAACCAAAATCGGCCTCCATTGGCTCCAATCGCAATAAGTGAACACTTTGAACACTTTTTGGCAAAATTGAAAAAAAATAAATTTTCACCTAGTCAAAAAAAATATATTCTAAAAAAAAGTGTAAACTTGTAAACCTAGGGCAAAAAACGGCTTAAAATCTGCGATTCTAGAGAGTATAGGCGGTTTTGGGGGGTTTACACTAGGTGTAAACTAAGTGTAAACTTGTGTACACTTTTTTGCCAAAAACAGCCCTTTTTTTATAAACCTTTGTAAAACACGAAAATGAACGTCACACTAGGAAGAGCAATCAATTTACTGAACTCAGGGTTCAGTGTAATGCCCATATCGGAGGGTAAAAAGCCTCTGATTTTATGGAAAGAGTACCAGACAAAGAAGATAGAAAAGTCAGAATTAGAGAAGCTCGAACACAAGACCAAAGGGTATGGTATTATAACAGGTTATTATGATGTTGAATGTATTGATGTAGATTTAAAAGTATTCCCAACAATCCAAGACGGTAAGAAGTTCTGGACTGAATTTGTTAGCTTTATTTCAGATCATATTGATGACTTTAATAGAAAGTTTGTTATATATAAAACAATAAACTCAGGCTATCATATTATATACCGATGCTCTAAGGTTGAAGGCAACAGAAAGCTCGCAACACTCAAGGGACATTCTCAAGCCTTAATTGAAACTAGGGGTACTGGAGGGTATATCTATATCTATGATAACCAGGTATCGGAGATGTCTTATGAGCAAGTACAGGAGATCACAGAGGAGGAAAGAGACATTCTCTTTAGCCTGTGCCGATACTTCCACTACGATGAAGCCAAGGTGGAAACTAAGGTGGAAAATACAGAGTACAGCGGATTAACCCCTTGGGAAGATTACAATCAGAGAAACAGAGTCTTGGACTTGATTGCAAATGAGTTTACAGCAGTAAAGCACCTGACGGATCGAATAGTGATAAGAAAAACTAATTCTAAGGATGCCTTGCATGGATTTATATACAAGGATTCTGGACTCTGTTATCTCTTTACTACGGCCACGATTTACCCTCATGAGACACCTCTAACTCCGTTTAGTATCTACGCTTACAAATACTTCAATGGAGACTACTCTGCTGCTGCTAAGGAGCTATACAAGGAAGGCTATGGAGAGCGAAAGATCCGCAAGGTAGAGATAGAGAAAATTGAGATACCCCAGGAAGACTTGATATTTCCGATTGATGTATTCCCAGACTCAATACAGAGTTATATTCTGTTAAATCAGAAAACACTTAATCATTCTATTGACTACATGGGGTGTAGCTTACTTTGGCTTCTGTCTCTGTGCATTGGTAATGCTTGCAAGGTGGAGGTAAAGACAGGCTGGAGAGAGTCTTGCAACATCTGGATTGGACTGATAGGCAAGGCAGGTCTAGGCAAGACCCCTAGTATAAACGCAATTATCTTTCCGATTGCTAAGAAGAATAGCTTTGAAATTAAGCACTTCCAGAACGAATACAAGAAGTACAAGGAGTACGAGCGATTAACTGCCAAGGAGAAGAAGGATGTGGAGGAAGTTAGGGAGCCTGTGAGAAAGCAGTTAATAGTAAATGACATCACTGTGGAGGCCTTAGCGGATTTGCATGAGGAAAACCAGGTAGGCATTGCGGTATTTAAGGATGAGCTGAACGGATGGATTAAGGACATGAATAAGTACAAGCCTGGTTCTGATCTTGAGTTTTGGCTGTCCTGCTGGTCAAACCAAGCAGCGATTCTTACACGGAAGACCGCAAAGAGTAGCTTTGTGCAAAGCCCATTGATTCCTGTGCTTGGTGGTATTCAGCCTGGTATATTCTCGCAGATATCCACGATGGAAAACAAAGACAATGGATTCTTAGACCGATTGCTTGTGAGCTACCCTGATAAGGAGATTGAGCATTACAACAAGAATTCGATTGACCAAGAGATTTTGGATTGGTACGAGGCTTACATTAGTCAGTTCTATAACCTAGTAAGAAACCAGGTCTTGCAGTACAATAAGTTTGGAGAGATTGAGAGTAGGATAATTCGATTCGATAGCCAAGCAGATATTGAGTGGGAGCGTATATTTAACAATATCACAGACTTGCAGAACTCTGATGACATATCGGAATATGTGAAGTCGATGTTGAGTAAGCAGAAGGCTTATGTCCCTAGATTTGCTCTGTTGATTAATACGCTCTGGTCATTTGAGACTGGTAAGGATTTTGACTTTGTTACTAAGGAAAGTTTGCTCAAGGCAGAGAAATTGAGTAACTACTTCATTGCGATGTCTAAGAAGATTAAAGTAAGTAGCTTGGAGTCCAATGAGCTTAGTGAAATTATTCGTTCTATGAAAAATGAGTCCATAGAAAAGAAAATCGAGATTATCCACAAGACCATACCAGATTTTAACCGCTCTGATTTAGCAGAGTTATTAAATGTTAGTAGAACCACTATTTATAAACACTTAAAGAAATGATTGAAGCACTAGACGAAGTATCAGAAATACCATTTGAAGTATTCTGGGATAAGTACATGGAAGAAAGACCTGGGGACTATGATAAGACATACACTCAGGGGATATGGCTCAAGATGAGAGAAGCAAATAGGGTTCTTGCATTTGAATATATGTCCAGGTTTGGTACAGACTACAAGACTCCTATATTGCATTTAGAAGCTTTTGATTTGCCGTTTTAAGATGAGACACGGATCACTATTTAGCGGAATAGGAGGCTTTGATTTAGCCTCCGAATGGATGGGATGGGAAAATGTATTCCATTGTGAGTGGAATGAGTTTGGACAGAAAGTTTTAAATTATTATTGGCCTAAAGCAATATCATATCATGATATCACAAAGACAGATTTCTCTATTCACAGAGGAACAATTGACATCATTACCGGTGGATTCCCATGCCAACCCTATTCAATGGCAGGAAAAAGAAAAGGCAAAGAGGATGAACGCCATTTATGGCCAGAAATGCTTAGAGCAATACGAGAAATTCAACCGACATGGGTCGTGGGCGAAAATGTTCTCGGACTTGTTAATTGGGATGGAGGGTTGGTATTCCACGAGGTGCAAGCTGACTTGGAAGCTCAAGGGTACGAAGTACAACCGTATGTACTTCCAGCTGCAAGCGTCAACGCTCCACACAGAAGGGACAGGGTTTGGTTTGTTGCTTACTCCAAATCTTGTGCAGATAGCAGAAAGTCCAGAAGAATATCAAACGAGGCAAAAGAAGAGAACGGAGGATGGATTGAACCAGGCACCTCATCCGAACAACAAGTACAACTGCCTACTGAGTCAAGTTCTATATTCGGGAATGTTTCCGACTCCGAACGCAAGGGATTACAAGGATGCACAGACACCAGAGAAGTATCAAGCAAGAAAGGAACTTTGGGCAGAGAAGGGGATAAATTTACAACTGAGTCTTCCTCAGTTGATAAACAATCAAATGATTCCGACTCCAAGATCAAGGGATTGGAAGGGCTGCGAGGGGAGGAGAGGAGACATACCAAGCTACATAGAAGACAATCTAGGATTGAAAACTGGCAAAACTTCCCAACTGTCTCCCCAATTTGTGATGGAGATGATGGGTTTTCCGACAGATTGGACTCTATTACCTTTCCTAAATGGAGAAACGAATCAATCAAAGCCGGTGGCAACGCAATAGTTCCTCAAGTAGTATATCAGATATTTAAAGCAATCGAGCAATACAATCAACTTGATAAGCAACTATCTATATGAAACCACTTGATATTCTTAAACAACTCAAGCAGGATTCGATGCTAGAATCTTATCCCAATGTACCGAAGTATGCTATATCAACACCTAAGTACGAGGATAAGACGGCTAATGGGCTAACCAAGTGCGTCAAAGAGTTCCTAGAACTTAGTGGATACCAAGCAGAGCGAATCAACACAATGGGTAGACCAATCGACAACAGAAAGCAAGTCACCGATGTCATAGGCAGAACCAAGACCATCGGGTCTATGACCTGGGGCAAGTCAACGGCAACCAAAGGATCAGCAGATATTTCAGCTACAATCCTAGGTAGATCGGTAAAGATAGAGGTCAAGATAGGCAGAGATAGGCAGTCAGAGCATCAGAAAGTCTACCAAGAGGCCATCGAAAAGTCTGGAGGGCAGTACTGGATAGTAAAAAACTTTGCTGACTTCTATGAAAAATATCAGAATTTTCTTTTATCCAATAAATCAATAACTTAATATTACAAGAC